GGTAAAAATTTTTGAAAAAGGAAAAAAATTTTTTTGTAACCGTGCGCTCAGAGTCCGAACCAATCCTACCGGTTTTGGCCTGTTTAGGGTAGGCACGGTCCAGCCTAGGCAAAATTTTTTACCTAATGGAACAGAACCTGAGCAATGAATGCAGCAACCAACACAAGCACTACGGGATACAGCAAATAGGACACAAATCTAACCTGAAGCACACGGCGACCCCCAAAGAAGAAGGGACCCACCCGGACGCCACCCCAAAAGCCAGACATACCTGGGGCTTCCTTCACAAACCTACGATACCGACGTGCCATGATGGATCCCTTCCCTCCCTCCTAGCGGTGAACGAAGTATGCAGTAGATAGCCCGAGAGCCTTCGCCTTCTGCGCGGTTGCCCCAGCCGATCGGCCTAATTTTCTGGCAATTTTGCGGATATCCTGCTTGCCAGCTCTACGCCGGAGCTCCTTGATGTCGGACTTCGTCCACCGGTGCATCTTAGTCATGACGTCCCATCTCCTTCCTAGTGCCAAGCCTAATTGCCTAGCATACCCTATTATAAGATAAAAGTCCTCAGGACCTCAATAGTCAAAATGCTGGGCGACCATAATTTGACCAGAAAATTCCGGCTTGACTGGACCCCGAGATCCATCATATAATACTCGTACCATGAAGCTCAGCGCGGCCGACATCGACCGCCTGGTCGCTGAAAACGTCCCAAAGCCGAAGCAGTATGGTTCGGCTGACGATCTTCTTGACCCCGAAGAGCGTCGACGGCGGGCTCTGGTCCACGCCTACTCGGAAAACCCGAATCAGTCCCGCGCCAAGCAAGGCGAGATCCTGCCTCGTGCGCCTAAAACGCTCGCTGTAGTCCCCGACGCTCCCAATGACTTTGGGTTGGAGTACACAACCACCACTACTACGGCCAGCGAGGGGGAGGCGGCGCCCGAGCTGCCACGTGCCTTAGCCGGCGTGGATTTGAATGCGATCCAAACACGCAGTGAGCTGATTCAGCAGCTGACCGTGAACCTTCCCCTGACGGAAATGGGGTTTCCGAGGCTGGTTTACCGCTCGGACATGCTGGACCTTAGCGTGTTCCAAGGGGAAAACTCCAAATTCTCCTCGGTCGCTGCTCAAATCATGCGCTACGCGCAGATGCAGGACTATCTTGACTCTGCAACTGTGTACCTGAACAACAACGAAGGCTTCCCCGCCTTGCCTGAGGGTGAGCCGTTTTGGTCCAAGCTGCCACACGAAACCAAGGAACAGTTCAATGTTTTCCTGGAATACTGCGAGTTGCCAGGGGTTCGGCAGCTCAACCTCATCAAATCCCGACCAATGCCTGAGATCCTCAGCTGGTTCCACGAGTTCTACTGGTCTCATCGAGCACGATGTTACGATTTACACCACGCCGTCCATCACGCCAAAGTACGTGAAGCCCGTATCCTACGGGCCGAAAATGACCATTACGAGGCCGCGAACAAGATTTTCGCCAAGTTGAACAGCATGATGGCCACAATTGACTGGGATTACCTCCAGGAGGACCCGGAAAAGTTCGTGGCAGTCATGGAAAAAGTGCAGAAAATGACCAGAACTGCCATGGGACTATCACCTCAGGGCGGTGGATCCAACGACGTCAAGACCGAAACGGTGGAAGCTACCCTCAAGAGGATCCAGGGGCCAGAGACTGCAGGTCTGAAGATGAGCGACGAAGGCGTAGTGGATGTGCGCCAGATCCTGAGGAACCCGGAAGCTCTGGCCTCTGCACAGGAATTGATCGTGCGGATGACCAAAACCATCTCGCAGAGACAGGCCGATCAGGAGCCGGAGTAATGCCCTCAGCTGCCCCAAACCCGCTGAACTACTTTCTGGGGCGTGGTATCGTCTTCACGTCCGCTGTTGACACGACCTCTTGGGCGCAGCTCGGAAACTGCCCAAAGTTTTCGATCAAGCCCAACGCGGACACGATGAAACACTTCATGGTTACCGACACAGGTGTTGCGGCCGTGGACGAAATTCAGGTCAAAACCAAGTCGTTGGAGGTGTCGATAGACGCTGACGAGCTGATTCCGGAGACGTTAATGCTGGCTCTGGGAGCAACAGACATAGGCGGAGTCTATCGTGTGGACACACCGCTAGTGTTTAGGGCCGTTATGTTAGCCGGAACGAACACGCAGGGATCCCCTGTCCAACTGTTCTTACCGAAGGTGCTGTTTGCTTTGGGCTCGCAAGCCGACTTTATTAGCCAGGATCTTCTGTCCTTCCCGCTGCAGGGAGAGGCAATGTATTGGCCGAGGACTCCTGGTGGGACAGACTACACCTTCTGCGATGCCGCCTTCATCTAAGGAACACTACGATGCCTACAACCCCTCCTAGTCCACTCAATTACTACATCGGCAAAGGGAACGTGTTCACAGCCGCTGTAGGCTCGTCCTCCTTCACACACATCGGGAACTGTCCAAAGTTCTCGTTGAAGCCTGCACAGGAGTTCATCGAGCACTTCTCCTCTATGGCTCCTGGCGCGAGTGTGTTGGACTTGTCACTTCTTAAGACTCAGTCGTTGCAGGTGTCCATCACCTGTGACGAAATGCACGCTGAGACCTTAGCGCTTGGCTTAGGCGCGGTGAACGTCGGCGGGGTTTACAAGATCCAAGGGACTACGATCTTTAGAGCCGTAAAGTTTGTCGGTGCAAACTCGCAGGGACCAATGGTGCAGATCACTTGCCCAAACGTGCAGTTCACTGTGGACACGGACATCGACTTCATCAGCGATGCCTTTGCCCAGTTTGCACTCGTCGGGAAAGCGCTGTACTACCCAGCAGTCTCCGGTACGTTCGCGGACATAATATTCCTGTAAGCCATGACGCAGCAACTATCCCAGGACGATCAGGCACTCCTAGCCCAGATTGCAGGGAACTGGAAGCTTACGCCTGCGACTTTCGCTCATAAGCTGTCTCAAGGGAGGTGGCTCCCAACTCCTTGGTTGATGTATGTGTCCCAAGTGATTGCTCAAGCTATCGCCACTGGTGGGGGGCGCATCATCATCTCAGCGCCACCTCGCCACGGTAAGTCCGAACTCATCGATGTCTATCTGCCAGCGTGGGTTTTGGAGCACTTTCCTAGGTCACACGTCATTCTAACCTCGTACGGAGCGGACCTGAGTGAAGGGTTCGGCAGGAGGTGCAGGGATTTGATCCTGGACAACGAAGAGGCCCTGAATGTCAGACTTAACAAAAGTGCTATGCGCGTTGACGATTTCTGGACTTCTGCTGGCGGTCGCATGTCTTCTGTGGGTGTGGGTGGTGTGATAACTGGTAAGGGGGCGGACGTTCTGATCATAGATGACTACATCAAGGAAATCAAGGAGGCGCTCTCGCCTGCTCACAGGGATTATGTCTGGAATTGGTTCGCTACGACGGCATACACCCGACTGGAGCCGAATAGCACTTGTATCATTATTGCTACTCGTTGGCATTCCGACGATCTTATTGGTCGCATACTTCAGCGTTTTCCTGGTAAGTGGACTAACATTGTCCTTCCAGCTATTGCTGAACAGGATGATATACTAGGGCGAGCCCCCGGCGAAGCACTCTTCCCTGAGCGCTACCCTCTGCATGTGCTCATGGAGCGCCACGAGGTACTCGGTAGCAGTTTCTTCCAAGCCCTCTTCCAGCAGAGACCCGTGGATGAGGCTCGAAAGCTCGCCGATGCCTCGTGGTTGAATCAGGTGGAGATCGTCCCTTGGCAAAACATGTCGCTAGCCCGCGTTTGGGATTTGGCAGCGACGGAGGAGGGAGGAGACTTCACAGTCGGTGCTCTATGTGGCTACGATCGCGAGTCCGGCTTCTTCTATGTCCTAAACATCGTCAGGGACCAACTCTCGCCACAAGCGGTGGAGCAGTTAGTGCTCAAAACTGCCATCGCAGATGGGGTATCGACCAAGATTTTCATCGAACAGGAAGGCGGATCCGCAGGAAAAGCGCTGGTGGAGCACTACCAGAACACGGTTTTGCCGGAATTTCAGGTGGAAAACATCCCAGTTGTGACTGCTAAGGTCATTCGGGCGCAACCAATGCTGGCCGCTGCTGAGGCTGGCAAAGTTTTTGTGCTCAAGGGTGAGTGGAATTCGGACTTTTACCAGGAATTCGACAGTTTTCCCGGCTTGTATGACGACCAAATCGACACGGTTGGCGCTGGATACACGAAACTCTCGGGGAAGCGCGTGTATTCCGCCACTTGGGGACGCAAGGAATCCACAGTGGACAGCGTCCAGAACAGCAAGAAACTGCGGCAAGCCCAAGCGAAGGCGCAGGGAAGACGCACCTCATACACTTGGGGTGGCACTTACAGGAAGTAACCGATGGCTATCAAGAACAACCAGGCGAACGTAATCTGGGCGGGACAGCTGTTTAACCGCATGAGGATGTGGTTAGCAGGCATGCAGATGCATGGTCGTCGTGACCTGTATGACGTGTTCGGCTGGCAAAGAATTACCGATTACCAAACTTTCTTAGCCAAGTTCTATAAGCAGGGCATGGCAAAGCGCGTCATTGAGTTGCCCGTTGACTCGATGTGGTCGGATCCACCGCAGCTTATGGCCGACAACCAGGAGTTCAGTGACGCGTGGAACCAGATCGTTCAGGTCAACACGCTGTGGCACCACATAATCCGCCTGGACACGCTGGCAGGCCTAGGACGATTCGCAGTGATGGTCGTGGGTTTTGATGATGGCCGCAAACTGGACTCACCAATTTCGACCCCAACCAATGGGCAAGGCGGAACTCTCAGAAACATCATGTATCTACAGCCCTATCATGAAGGGGCAATAAGGATCCTGGAGTGGGAAACGGACAGCTCTGACCCCAGATTCGGTATGCCTACCCTATACTCCATCAACCCAGGACGTGCTGTGGTGGATGGGCTGATGGCATCCTTCTCTGAAGGCATGAACGCTGTGGAGCTCCGTCAGCCTTTCAATTGCCATTACACTCGTCTTGTCCACGTGGCGGAGAACTTGCTAGAGGACTCGATATTCGGGACCAGCAGACTTGAGGCCATTAATAACGACCTTGATGACCTCCTTAAGGTTCAGGGAGGCGCAAGTGAGCTATTTTGGCAGGTTTCCAACCGCGGTATGCAGTTTGACCTCGACAAAGACATGGATTTGGATCCTGACGCCCTAGACGAGCTCAGGAAGGAAGTGGAGGAGTATGGGGATCAACTCCGGCGGATCGTGCGCACCAGAGGCGTAAAGATCCAGAACCTAGGGTCGGATACCGCCAATCCCGAGAACACCCACCTGATGTTGATCCGGTCTATCAGCATAGCCACTGGGATCCCGCAGTTAGTGCTAATGGGAGCCACTGCTGGACATCTGTCTTCCCAACAAGATCGAGCAAACTGGTCTCAAAGGATTGCGGAGCGTGTGACCAAGTACGGGGCACCAGTGGTCCTGAAGAGAGTTCTAGACTGCTTCATCAATGCAGGAGCTCTTCCGGTCCCGCAGAACCTTCAGATTCAATGGCCAGAGGCCTTCAAGATGAGCCCGCTGGAACGCGCGCAAACCTCTGCCCAAATGGCACGCAGTGCAGCAAATATGGCCAAAGCACACAATACCATGCAGCCTACCGACACTGTTGTTGACCCTGAGACGGGGCGAACCTCTCAGGTCCAGCGACAGCCTACTGCTCCGCTGTTCACTCCCGACGAAATGCGCAGAATTGTGTCCTTCGGTAAGCATCCGCCCGTGTTTGATTCTCCACAGCCTACTGGTCTCACACTGTCCCCGGGTGATCCGGCTGGCTTAGCTCCGGCTGGAAAGACGCAGCCGCCTGGCGGCAACGGAGCGCCGCCTGGTGCCTAATGGTCAGCAGAATGGCGTTATCGCCACGCTCAACTCGGTCCCGTGGATGCCGCTCATCACGGTGATCGGTTGGATCGTGTTTGGGGCCACATTTTACGTCACCACCAACCGCACCTTGCAGGAGAACGCTAAGTCCATCGACCGCATCTTTGCGACGCGCGAGAAGCTGATGGACACTTACACCGCGCAGTTGAAAGCGGTGACGGACAGCATCTCGAATCAGAATCAAACTATTCAGGTGCGCATCGTCGAGGCCAACAACAGGTTCACGAACATTGAGAACAATTCGCAGCGGATTGAGGGTCGTATCGACAAGATCGTCAGCCTACTCGACACCATGTACGCTACAGAGCAGGAAATAATGCGCAAGCTGGACGGACGCAGATGAGCTATGGCCCTACCGGACGGAAATCACAGATTTACCCAGTTCACCAATCGGGTGCCTTGGGCGCCGATCATCACGATCATTGGGTGGGTTGCAGTAGGGATCGCGTTCTATGCAACGACAACTAAGCAACTCGGCGAACAGGAAAAAGCGATCGACTCAATCAACAGGTCACGTGAGCGGTTCATTGAGCAGATAAACTTGCGTATCGACCGGGTTAATGATGCCCTGAGAGCATTTGAGGAGCGAGTTGACAGGCTCGATACTCCGCTGGCTAAGAAAGTGGAGGGCATGCAGAACCTCCAGAACGTGCTCAACGACCGTCTCAACGGGATCGGCAACAATATGACTAACCTGCAGGTGACCAATACGTCGCGGTTCGATACCTTCCAGAAGCAGATCGACCTGATGGAAAAGAAAAGCGACCAGATGTTGCAGGCGTTAGATGCCCAGTACAATGCGCTCAATGACCACCTACGTTCACATGGTGCTAGTGGTGGGATTCCTCGCCGCTAGTTGCGGTCCAGCGCTGGCGCAGGGACAAGCGGGGGTCGGCGCCGGGCGCATCGGCAGCGCCTGGAAAGTAAAGGGTTCCGTAGAGAGCAATGTGCAGGGCAGAGCCTACCCTCTAGCTAGGGGTGGCAATGTTTACTGGCAGCAGTTCATCAACACGCGGGCTCAGAGCGAGGCTGGGCTCGATATGATAAACCAGTCCAAGTTTCACGTCGGGCCGAGCACGAGCGTTAGACTAGACAAACCGGAATGGAACCCGAAGGACCAAAAATACCACGTTAGTCTGCACATGCTGCGCAAGCAGGGTGCACCAGAAGCTGCTTCGGGACGGCTCACGGGCCACGCGAGCGACTCGACGGTCTACCATGTCAACACGCCTGAAGGACGCTTAACAGCTAACACCAAGAGATAGGCACGACCAGAAAATGACCAGAAAATCCCCTCTTGACGCACCATATGAGGACACTCTATAATAGTCTGACAAACCAGGGTATCTACTGTGCTGGTTGAGAACCTCGTTTTGGACATGCTCCACGAGATCCTGAAGGCACAGCAGGATAACAACCGTTTGTTGAACACCATTTCCAAGCAGCTCAGCACCCAGGAGTCAGACGTTATGGCAACACTCGACTCGCTTCAAGCCGACGTCCATGCGAACGGCGACGTCGTCGCCTCGGCGGTAACCCTTCTCAAAGGGCTCAAGGACGCACTCGACGCCGCTGGCACCGACGCCACCAAGCTCGCAGAGCTCTCTGCCACTCTCGAGGCCAATACAGCGTCCCTGGCTGGCGCAGTTGCAGCCAATACGCCGGCCGGACCACCCACTCAGCCCACGACACCGGAGCCTGCACCGACTCCATAACTTATGCCGACACCCAACAGCGGAGAGTCGAGACAAGGCTTCGTCTCCCGCTGCATGGGGGATGCGGAGGCGCGCAAGAGTTTTCCGGATCAGAAGCAGAGAGCCGCGTTTTGCTACAGTCAGTACGACCGTAAGAGTAAGAGTAACGCTAAGGCCACCAAGGAGGAAGCAAACTACCAGAGTATGCCGAACGGGTACAAGCGGTGCGCGCTTTGCACCATGTTCGAAGCCCCTAATCTCTGCAGTACAGTACAGGATTTGGTAGAACCGAAGGGGTATTGTAAGTACTTTCAGTCTGCGTCACCGACGACGATGGAGGGTCACGAGTTGAAGGACTTCCTAGCGATCAGTGCTCATAGTACGGGTACTTACCGCGTAGAGTCTCTTGGTGGCACGCAGTACGTCGTGGTTCCAGTAGTCGCGTTAGTAGAGGGCGTGATCCAGGGCGTAACGGCCGAACTTCCAGAGCTCGCTCTGGCATCCGAGTTCGGACGATTCCCAGCCTCCTGGAATGGACGCCCTTTGACGATGGACCATCCTCACGTCCCTGGTGACAGTGAGGGGTCCATCGTCCGCGTTTCAGCCTCTGCTTCCCCGGACATCCAAGAGCAGTTCCAGATAGGCTTCATCTGGAACACCAAGCTGGTAGGCAACAAGTTGTCGATGGAAGCCTGGATCGATCCTGCTAAAGCCAATCAGCACTCCGACGAAGCTCGCGCACTGCTGGCGAAGGTCAAGAAGGGCGAGGTGATTGAGGTATCTACAGGCCTCTTCACCAACCTGGAAATGGGGGAGGGAGTTTGGGGCAAAGGCGAGAAGTACTTTTCGACCTGGAGAGGCGTGGTACCAGATCACCTCGCTCTGCTCCCTGAGGGACTGACAGGCGCCTGCTCAGTAGAAGACGGCTGTGGCGCAGGCATCACTGCAGCTCAGGCTCAACAAGGGCGCTCAGCCTCCGGCCAAGCTCCGGCCTTCACACTCCGCGTACACAAACTCCGAGACTCGTGCAGCTGCGGTGGAGATGGCAACCCTTCACCCGGCGCTCAAGTAACTCCCAGCCCCCCTCCTGCTAATTTGGGCGTAGCTGCAGCTGCACACCTTTCTACCAAGAAGCCCTTTGGCCTCGAAGATGCCATGGCATTGCTCCACAATGCGATGCCTAGTGGTATGATGGCCATGGACGCTAGGCAGTCCATTCAGGATGCTTTGGACGCCTCGTACCCCGGCGACTACATGCCGTACTTGGTGGATTTCACTAACGACCACGCGGTGTTTTCCATGTACAACGGGGACTCGGGGCAGAGGGGAACCTTTCAACGCAAGTACTCCATCGATCCGACGACGAAGGAGGCAACCTTCCATCGGGGCGAGCATCAAGCCGTGCGTCTGACTACTACTATCACACCTCGCCCTGAGGCAGCCAACAACTTCTCAACCCAGGAGTCTGCTATGCCAGATCCGACTGCTACCGCTACGCCTCAGGCAACTCCTGCGGCGACACCACCTGCTCCCGCTCCGGCACCGGCCCCAGCTGCAGGAGGACTGCAACAGCAGGCGGCGCCGAGTCCTCCGGTTGCTCCGCCTCCGGAACCCAAGAAGCCTCAGACAGTCGAGGAGTTCTTGACATCGGCTCCTGCAGAGATTCGGGAGTCACTGGAGGCGGGGCTCCGGATGCACAAGGAGCGCAAGACCTCCCTTGTCGCTGGACTTAAGGCGAACGCACGCAACAAGTTCACCGAGGCACAGCTCAACGCTTTCGACATCCAGACCCTCGAGAACCTCACGGAGCTCGCACGCGTCCCAGACTACAGCGGGCAAGCCCCCGCAGTGGATGCCTTGAGGACGCAGGTGCAGCCGCGTGTGAACGCCGGCGACCTTCCGTATGCACCGCCGCCGCCCAGACTCCACCAGCCACCGAACAAGAAGGGAGCTGCGTCGGACGACGACGAGGACGACACACAGGACGGCAACGGCAAGAAGAAGGCTGCTGCCTGACACCGAATCTCGCTCGGCTAGTGCGTGGAGGCAATACGCCAGCGTGGTAACCCCGACCATCTAGGAGATGACCTATGGTTGATCTGACTATTAACACACGTCCACGCACGATCCGACTCGGTCAGCCGGGTACGCGCCTGGAGAAGCCAGCAGGAGGTGCCATCAATCCTGGCCACCTTGTACAGCTGGGTTCGAACGACAAGTTTACCGTGCACAATATCGCCGGTAAGCGTGCCGCGAGGATGTGGGCTCTCGAGAACGAGTTGATTGGCAAGGACATCGATACCGCCTATGCCACCAACGACCTCTGCCAAGTCGAGCACTTCGACAGTGGAGATTGGGTGCTCGCCAAGCTCGCTGCGAATGCTACTGCAGTCCTCGAGGGTGACAAGCTGGAGAGCGCTGGTGACGGCACGCTCCGGAGAACCACCGCCGACTACGAGGACTTCATTGCGATCGCGTTGGAGGCCGTCGATAACTCCTCAGGGGGTACCGAGACCTTCATCAAAGTCGCAGTCGTGTAACCGAGGCATCAGGACATAAAGGATCATTCACATGAATCCAGTCGTTATCACAGATGCCATCGGCCCGAACGAGCAAGGTGGCACTACTGCCGTGGGAACGATCGCGCAGCGATTGCTCTCGAGCGGCTTCTCCATCAACTCCCTTCGCCCTGCGATCCCGGACAATGCTCGTCAGGACGCCCAGGGGGTTTGGTGGCACCAAGGCATGCGCCAGAACGCAGTTCTCCGGCGCTTGGAGTGGGAGCTCTACGATACCACGGTCATTGAGGTAGCGCGGCGCAGACTGGTAGGCGTCGCAGACCTCATCGCAGCTGGTCTGACCTACAACGTTCCGGACGCCCTCGGCGTCACCTCGATCGTCTGGGAACAGATCGGCACGATGACCGGTGCTGAGATCGGAATGAGTGGACTCTCAAGGACCCCCAACGACAGGCAAGAGTTCAAGCAGCTCTCATTGCCCCTGCCGATCGTCCACAAAGACTTCAACATGAATATCCGCCAAATCCACACCTCCAGGCGGATCGGCACACCGTTGGACGTCTCGCAGGCAGCACTGTCAGCCAGAATCGTTTCGGAGTTCATCGAGACACTCCTGTTCGCTGGCTCAACTGTGTTGGGCACGAACAACACGATCTACGGCTACACCACAGCCGTCAACCGTAACACTGGGAGCGTGACCGCCTCTTGGACGACAGCCTCTGGCACGCAGATTGTGACCGATACGCTTGCCATGATGCAGTCCCTCAAGGACGACAACATGTACGGCCCGTACTCGATGTACGTGCCTTCAGCAGTCTTCACCGCAATGGGAGCCGACTTCAAAGCGGCCGGCGACCGTACGATCATGGAGCGTGTGCTGGCGATTCCAGGGCTCTCAGGCATCAAGGAGAGCAAGGATCTCACCGCATCCAACATCATCCTGGTGCAGATGTCGAACGACGTCGTTGACCTGGTCGATGGCATGCAGCCTACGACAGTTCAGTGGGAGACTGAAGGTGGTATGGTCACCAACTTTAAGGTGATGGCCATCATGGTTCCCCGCCTCAAATACGACTACGTCACCCAGAGCGGCATCGCGCACTGGTCGTAATCACTGGCTCGTCGAAGCACGTTTCGGCCATTCTGTCCCGGTTCGGCGCGTGACAAGGCGAGTGGGCTCGAGGACCACCCGGATCTTCGGGCCCTCTAAACACGAGACCAAGTAACAGAGGAGAGCCTTATGGCTGCTACCAATCTCATCTCGCTCACCCGGACTTCGGACTCTGTCGTCATCAAGGTCGGCTCTACTACGATCGCTAATGTGGTTCCACACGGTTCAGGGAGCTTGATCACTTACATCGGTACCTCGAACGATGACGGCCGAGAGACTCGTGCGTACGACATCGTCAACGAGACTCCGGCAGCGATCTTAACGGCCGCTAACGCGTAACTGAGTCACTGAACCTCAGGCTGAACTAGGGCCAATGAGCCACTAGGGCCTGGGGACCGCTCAACCTAGGCCATTGGAGGCAAACTATGGCTGCGCTGCTGAAGAAGTACCGCCTCATGAGAGGCAAACACCGTGCTGTGAATCCGGAGTACAATCCGGAGACGGATGGCCCGGAAATGTCACATTACTTGGTCACCGAAGGAGCCCTGTTGGACCTCACGGATAGCCAATATGAAGCGTTCAAGGACAAATTCGAGCCAGCCGAATCAGTGGCAAGTGACGTCAAATCGGCCGACGAAGCGAAGATGGCAGCAGCCAAGATCCAGGCCGCAAAGACCGGACAACCAGTGAACCCCAACGCATAACCACGCGCAATGACGAACGGGCCGCCAGACCTATACCAGGTGGTGACATACTGGGCGCCCTACGTGGGCGAGGATCCTTTTCGCCTTGAGGACTTCGAGAGACCTCAACACATCCGTGGCCATTGGAAAGGTGGGGTTTGCTACACAGATCGTGATGTCCGGGAAGGAGGATACATCATGTGCGGGGTCTCCCACGCCTCAGATCCCCGCATCGAAGATGAAGCACGGGAGATCATGGAGTTCGCGAGGATCCCATGTCTCCGCTCTTTGGATCAACAGCGGGTAGCTACGCTACTCTGACAATCAGGAGACGGCTGTGGCAAACGCAATTTACCCAAAGTACAAGCAGTCGGCTCTCAGTGGAGATGCTAACACAGACCTAATCCAGTCCGGCGCAACAGTTGCACCATTCGTCGCGATGGTCAACACAACCAGTTATACCTACAATGCAACGCATCAATTCTACTCCTCACTCGCCGGAGTTGTTGGAACTGATCAACAGCTCACCACACCTGTTGCAACAAATGGCACGTTCGACGCGGACGACGTTACGTATACATCGGTTACGGGCAGTGCAGTGGGTGCACTCGTTATCTACAGGAAGAACGCTGGCGCAAACACCACTTGGCGTCTCACCCTGTACGAAGATACCGGAGTCACCGGATTACCTGTTACTCCTAACGGTGGGAACATCACCATCACATGGAATGCCAGCGGCATTTTCCTTATTTCCGACGTGCGAGCCAAAGAAAATCTCCGCCACATTGGGGAATTGGGACACCTCGACCTCGGAATCTACCAATACAACTACCACGGGGACCCTCGGCCGCGTGTTGGCCTGGTGGCTCAAGAGGTTCTCAGGTCTTGTCCACACGCAGTGATTGAGTTCAGGCCAAAGAACAAATCCCGCTCGTATTTGGCGGTCAACTATGAAGAGGTGATCAGGCGAGCTGCTTAGTACTGATCGCCGGGACAGAAAGCTTGGAGGCAGACTGTGTCCGACGCACCCCCGACCTTTAATCCTAAGGATCCCTTGGTCCGTGCTCCGACTGAGCAACAGCAGTTGCTTGCGTCCTTTGCTGGTCTCTCGCATGGCCACTCCAGGGAAGCTGTGGTCGGTGCGTGTTTCAATCTGATTGTGGCGGCCCTCCGACAATCCATGGCCACCCGCGCTGCAGTCGAGCAGGAATTCGATCTCCTGTGTGGTAAGACCAAATCCGTACTCTTGGGTCATTATGATGGGGTCACGGGTCTGCGCAAGACGGTATTCCCGTTCCAGCAGGTGATCCAGGCCCCTTTGGTGGTCGACGAGGACACTATCTTTAACCCAGGCAAGGGGAGACCGCAGTGACGGTAGTCCCCAACACCAAGATCCCTTGGGATGGTAAGGGGAAGAGGCCCGTCCTCATCAGAGGCATGCATGGTCTCGGCGACGCCATCCACCAGCGCGGACCGTTAAAGTGGTGGCTGCTCCAGGACACACATGAGTTCTGGCTGGAGTCTTCATGGGCTTCTGTCTACCACGACCTAATGCCCACTCTGAACGTAATACCTAAGGCCACACACCTGAGGATGCAGGTTAAGAACATCTCCAGGGAAATCGGGCGGTTTTCCACCAAGCCCATCCCTCCCTGCAGGGAGGTGTGGGTTACTTGGTACAATCCGGACGTCATCAATAAGTATGGCAGCATCCTACAGGCGATGGCTTACAATTTCCGCTGCCCCCCGCACCAGGGACTAGACTTTCGTCTTCCCATCCCAGAGCACTGGCGCAAGAACTGCCAACTGTTTATGGCGAGAGAGCACATCCGTAAGCCCATTATGCTCTATCGTCCCCTAATAGAGCGGACTGAGTGGCAGGGGTGTGCAGCACGTAACCCACAGTTTGAGGCCTATGCAGAAGTGTTCATGGCCATTCGGGACAAGTTCTTTGTGGTAAGCATAGCCGACCTATACCCTGGGAGGGAGTGGATATCCGGATTCCCGATGGAGGCCGACCTTGAGTACCACCGAGCAGAGCTTAGCTTCGAAATGTTGGCTGCTCTATGTGCTGAATCTGCGCTTGTCTATTGCAGCTCTGGAATGGCAGCTATTCTTGCTCAAGCTGTGGGAACGCCAAGCATCTGCATGTGGGGAGGATTTGAGCGCTCGACAAACCTATCTGCTGGCGCAAAGCTCACGCCGACGCTTACAATTAGTCCAGTCCACCCAGCCTGCGGATGCTGGAGGGACGACTGCACCTGTGACAAGACAATCGACATCCCCCAAGCCATAGAAGCAGCCGGAAGGTTTATCGATCAACATGTCTTTGCCGATGGTATCGCAACAGTCGCTTGATGTGCGACCGATCAATTGGTTAGGACTCCCCAAGCGGTTCATGAACCCTGGGGAGCTGGAAGTCCTTGTTGCCTTAGTGAAATCGGTTGCCCCACCGGCCCGTATAATGATCGAGATCGGAGTCAATGAGGGAAGGACAGCTAGGTCGATTATTCGGGAGGTCCAGAGCATAGAGTGTTATGTCGGAGTCGACGTTGAACACGGTTACAGGCCGATAAAGAGGTTCCAGGTGGACGAGATTCCGGACATACCGGGCAAATATGTCAGGGGAGATCCTCTGTTCCATCTTGTGCTCAGGCGGCGAGGGTCTCTGGATCTGAACCCAGAGGATCTGCCCCAGTGTGACGTCATGTTTATTGACGGAGACCACGGTAGGGAAGCGGTGTTCAATGACACTCGGTTGGCGCAGGGGCTTGTCAGGACTGGGGGCCTAATAGTTTGGCATGACTACCATGACGCGGGTACGGTGGATGTCCCAGAGGTCTTAGACTTCCTGCATCGCGCCGGGATGGAGATCGAGCACATAGAAGGCACTTGGCTAGCAGTGCACAAGGTTCAGTGAGACATGAGATATTTGCTCATCTTCTTCTGCAATGAGTGTGGCAAGCGGGCCCAAGGCTTCTTGGACACGCAGTATAATGTCGTGCCTCCTAAAGGCTGGGCGTTCAGGCGAAAAGAGGCAGCAGCAGGAGGTTTCGAGGACCTCCTAGCGTGCTCCTCTCAGTGTGTCCAGGAGCTGAACAAGAAACACGGTTCTGCAGTAATCGTTCCCTCGTCACCCTTGTGGACACCTCCTAAGCAGCAGAGGAGAGTCAACTGATGGCACTCAAATGGTGGGATGCGTTCGACTCCTACGGTGCAACAGCCGATCTGCTGAAGAATTGGCGTTCGAACACTAACACCGCGTGGACGTGGGACGCGACCTCTGGGAGGCTCAGCGGCGGTTGCATCAAGACGACAACTACGGCTGGTGTGCTGTACGCGCCGCGCTCAACGCTCAGTGTCACGAGCGGTACGAACATGAGCTTTTCTGGCTGGTTCAAAATCACTGCAACGCCCTCTGCGACGCTACAGTTCGTATCCTTAGCCAGCACGGGCGACGCTCAGAATGGGTGTCTCGGGCTCGCTACGACCGGTGTGCTCGGACTCTACAATGCGGGCATGTCTTTGTTACAGGCTTCGACCTCGGGCAACGTGTGTGACGGCAACTGGCATTGGGTTGACGCACTGTTCGGTGTAGGATCGACTTCCGGGGCGATCTGGTTGGACGGTGTAGCAGTCGCCGGACCTATAACGCTCAATTTTGGCATTGCCGGCACAACGATCGACTCGATCTATCTCAGCAGCGCTGCTCAGGGCAACTACATCTGGGACGACATCTACGTAACTGACACCAACACGCCTTCTCCGAGAGTAGCTGACTTTCCTATCGGTCCCCGCCAAATGAACACTCTGCGGGCGGCCTCTGACAGTGCTGTGCAGTTTGCACCGAACAGTGGGGCGAACAACTTCTCCCGAATCAACGAGACTGCTGCGGATGATGACACGTCCTACAACCAGGACAATACCTCAGGCCACGCTGACGAGTTCAACTACGGTGCGCTTGGCTTCACACCGACTACGATCAACGCTGTAGGGGTGACGACACGTGTGAAGAACCCGGGCACGACCGCGTCGGTGTCTTGGAAGACGAGATGCCGGTCAGGTGCAACAGTGAGCGACAGCGCAGCTAACGCCGCTCTGGTAAGCTGGTCTACTATTGGAGACCTCAACGCCAAGAAGGCCTACGAGCAGGATCCAAACACTTCGGCAGCTTGGACAGCAGCGAATCTTGCTTCCGCTAAGTTCGGCTACACGGTGGCCTAGGGGGGTGGGATGGCCATTCAGTTCCTAGACGGCTTCGACTGCTACGGTAGCACTTCTGACCTGACGAAGAAGTGGGCGCAGGCTGATTCAGGCTGGACTTTTTCTAGCACGGCTGGACGGAACGGCACGGGAGGCATTACGTGCAACGCTGCAGGACAGCTGGAGATGAGAGTTCCGATCCAGGCTACTGGGGTTACCCTTCAGTGCGTGGCCTTCTGGATAAAGATAGCGTCTCAGCCCGCAGGGGACACCTTCCTCATGCGTGGCACGCAACCCGTAGGCGCCTACGTTAGGGTACAGGCTTCGACTGGGCGACTTCTGTTGCTCGACCAAAACTCCACCCAGATAGCGTCCGGCAATATGAACGTGTGTGATAACAACTGGCACTGGGTTGAGTGGTACAACCAGACCGGCACGTCTGTGCAAAAGATGTATGTCGATGGCGCAACGCAGTGGAACGGTACGGCGGCGTCGGCGAATACTACCGCGTTCACCCAGCTCGCTATCGGGAACCAGGCTAGCCGTGCAACATCCTATGACGACCTTATAGTCTGGGATGGCAACGCTGGAGGCCCGCAGCCTTCCGACTTGCCCCTCGGGCCCCTGATCATAACCACTCTGTTTCCCAACGCTGACAACTCAATCCAGTTTACTCCGGACACCGGTGCAACCAATTACTCTCGCGTGAACGAGACTGGCGGAGATGACGGGGACACGAGCTACGCTCAGTCCAGCACAGTGGGGAACCAAGACCTCTACGACTACCAGAATTTAGGGTTCGCCCCGACGACGATCAGAGGCGTCGTAGCGAACGCTATGGTTAAGAATACAGGCTCTGGAGTAGCCAACTTCAAACAGATAGTCAAGGGCGGAGCGACCCAAACTGATGGCAGCACGATCGGCCCTCTCAGCTCGAATTACACC